TCTTATTAGTCAAAATTATAGTTTGTGTGCAAATGGATTAGCCATTGCACATGCTCAAGGAATCTACAGGAATATTTTTGTTACTGTAGCTCATGCCACTTTAAGTTTCTCCAATCTTACTTTGTTAGTCAAGGGTAAATACATACCAATTGAACCAATCTCCGTGAATCATGAGAGAGATCTCATGATTTTCTCCGTTCCTAATGTTTCTGTCCGTGACATTCGTTGTCACCTTCAGGAAGCTAAAGTAGGTAAGTCATTACAAGGTTATGTAGCTGCTTTAGGTTTGAGGTTGGAAGATTACTTTGAGGTTCGGCCTTTCATTCTTCATGAAGAAGTGAGGTTGAACACCAACACTGGATATCACACTGGAGTCACCTATTCTGTTAGTGCATATTCACATTTACCAGTCCAAACCAGGGCTGGTGATTGTGGATCGCCCATAGTCATTGTTAATTCATCAATTCAGAGGAAATTTCTGGGTGTTCACATTGCGGCAAATACCAATAAAGCGCTGTGTTCCCCCGTGTTTCTCTCTGATTTTGATGGGACAATGGCTTCCCAAGTAATGCTAAATGAAATAGAGATCCTTCCATTCCAAAAGATTGTTCCTGCTGATGAAGAAGAGTTTCGAGCTGAAAATCCCGACATCTCACCGATGTATAAACTGATTGGTCGAGCTGGTGAAATAGATTCAAATGGAGATTTGATTTATCATGATCTCCCTAAGACTACTATGACCCAGTTCTATCGATCCCCTTTCCACACACAAGATTGTGAAGAGTCTTGTGAACCAAACGTAAAAGATGGAAAAGATTGGAGGCTCGAAAAAGAGTTTGACATCTTTGCAAAGGCTTTTAATGTTTATGCTCATGAACAACCTGAGATAGACATGGAGTTAATGCAAGATGTCGTTGATGATGTTGCTAACTATGTTGCTCAAGTTTGTACTCGTACTAACTTGAGAGCAAAAATTTTCAACATGGACGAAGCTATCAATGGATGCCAATACCTACCACTGTCAAATCCTATCAACAGACAATCGGCTCCTGGTTATCCACACATGGTGGAGCTAGATATGAAAGGTAAGCGTAAGGAAGTGATGGTCCAGATGGATGAGAATACTGGAAGATATAAGATAGCATCAAATATCCAAGGTATGCGTTTGGAGAATGACGTCGAAGAGTTTTTACAGGCTTGCGATAGGGGAGAAAAGACGGCAATGGCTTTTGTTGCTTCATTGAAAGATGAATGTGTCAAACGTTCAAAGATTGAAATAGGAAAGACGCGTGCATTTACAGCATGTCCAACCTACTTCACTTTGGCACATCGTATGTATTTTGGAGCAGCCTCTGCCATCATTGCCAACGCTCATCATGAACTACCTATCAAGGTGGGAATTGATGCTGGAAGCCGTGAATTCGCCGACCTGTATAATTATCTTTTGCGTTCGGGAGATGTGGGTTTTGCTTCAGATTATAAGAATTGGGACGGATCTATGCCTTCTGCATTGATTGCTCTCATGCCTCGTATCTGGAACAAGATCTATAAGGAGTGTGATCCTGATTGGACTGAAGATGATGACCGGATGAGGAACAATATTCATAAACAGTTGCAGAAACCATTGGTATTGTATAAGCATTGGCTTGTGCAATGCCCTGGAGGTATGATGTCTGGGCAACCAGCAACTGCTATTGAGAATTGTTTCATGAACATGTGTTTCTATCAATACATTTGGGCAGTTCTTGCGAAAAAACATTCTCGTAGGAATTTACCATTTGCTCGCTTTCGTGAGTGT